TCGGGTGTCGGCTTGGGTTGCTCTTGCGGCATCTGAAAGTCAGCAGGCAACGTATTGAAGTAGCTGGATGCGTCCTTGTAGCCAGACAACTCAATAGCTTTTTGCAGTGTTCGGATGTACATCGGCAGTGAGGCGATCTGATTCATTGGCCCAAACTGCGCCATCAGTTGCTCTTGCTTTTGCATAATGATGTTCAGTGCCGCCAACTTCTCGTTGGTGTCGCCATTACCAAGTCCAATATTGACGTTCACATCCATGCTGGCATCCCACACGCGAGGGTCGATCTGCACCCACTCATTCCGCAAACGCACCATTCGGGGCTTGTCTTGGTGGGTGGTCATCAAGTACAAGATACCCTTAAAGAGCTTCTTCATACCCTCTGCCAAGATGCGAGCTTGAAGCTCAAGTCTTGACTGGCTGGCGCTGACAGTGGCAGTTACCGCCGCCTTGGTGGTTGACTGCAACGCATCAGGGTCTAAGCCCATCGCTGCCTTGCTCATGCCGGTGCGGTCTTCGCGCATCTGATCCATGTATTCCAGCATGGGGAATGCGGCCTGACCAACGAATGGGGAACTGAACGCCTGCACCATGCCTGGCGCTCTCATGCGGATAATCGCCCCAGTCTCGTTGTTCAAAACGTCATCGATATTGACCTGACCCTCAACAATTGCTGTACGCGGGTGAATAGACTGCGCCAAAGAATCAAGCGTATTACGCATGATCTCGGACTTAATCTCTTGAATATCGTGCGTGATGTCAAAAATTGACATAGCCTCAAGTGGCGATGTGTGTGGCTCTGGATCGCAAGGAAAGTCCACAAATGGGATATAGCTTGCGGGTAGGTTACGCACCATCGTGTAGCCAGAACCCATGCAACAAATCTTGCGTAACTCAGGTATGCCGTCACCATCAAAGTCAATCCGCATATACGCCTCAACGTACAAAACCCGCTGTTGCATAGGATTCATACTGTCGCCAGCGCCCATGCTGGTACTCAAAGGCTGACGCGCCAAGTACTCATCATTGCTGTCTAGGTCGGTGCTAGAGATGTTCTCTTCAATCTCGTCTTGGTCGTACCCCATGCCGATCAAGTCAGAGACTGTTGCCATCTGCCGGTGGGCAATGATGCCAGCATCATCAAACGATCTCGCTCTGCGATCTAGTATCAACTCTTCGGGAGGTACGGCCATGATGCGGATGCGGCCATCTTTGGTATTACGCTTGATCTGTACGTCATGCAACATGGGTTGCGGCATCTGCATTGGCAGTCCAGTGGCTGGATCTACCTGTGGTTGCATCATCGGCATCGATGGATCAGGATAGCTGACCACAATCTTGACCTCGGCATCCTCTTGCATCAGGATTTGAATCGTTTGGTCATCCAGCCCCGAATACTGCTCAATCTTGACCTCTTCGACATCTTCCCAGTAGTACTTGGCGATGCCGCACTTACGCACCAGCGAGTCTTTGAAAATCGCATAGGTGGTCATAAAACCATTGTTGTCGGAGGTAAATATGTAGTTGGCGTAGTCAGTCGCCTGCTGTGCGCCAGCCACATCCTCAGGTCCACGCGGCACATACTCCACCACATTTTCTGTGCTAAAGAAGACTTTCATCAGGCTTGGAAGCATGGCGCTGACAGTGTCGCGCACCTCCATTGCAACCACCTGACTTCTCCCCTCTTCCTCGTTACCAAAGGGGTCGCCTCGATAGTATTCAGTCCCCTTGGCGCGGATGGGTGACACATCAGCATCGATATAGCTGACAGCATCCTCCAGCTCGGCGGCAATAATGCCTTGCAACTCGGTGTCATCCATTGGCTCAATAGCTGCAATGTCGGTGGTCATATTCATATCGTTAATCATTTTTTCGCCTTGTTTCGTGCTGATATACCTTTAGCCGTCTGTCTGGCATCGGCCTTACTTGAAGCGCCCCAAGCCCTCAAACTCAACAGCAAGCGCGTTGGCTCGCCGTCTTTCATCTCTGGACCAGCCATGTTGCCCATTCTCGCAAGGAATGATGCCCTGCGCGGGTTGTCACCACTTTTGACTGGCGCTTTCAGATTCATGCCCTCGGCTTTGGCACTTGCACGCCCCTTGGCATTCAAGCCGCCTGATGGTGACTTTCCCTCTTTACGCTGCCACGCTGGTGTTTTCATAAGGCACTTTCTTCAATACAACATACATTGAGTCAACGGCGCGAGGCAACCGCATCACCTCATCTTGTGGCAATTTTAGACTCGCACCATACTCACTGAGGCGCATCTCTAAATGCATCAACTCAAATCTACTGCCTTTCCATCCCAAATACCAAGCCCACTCGCAGTAGTAAACCCATGACTTTTCGTTAAATGCTCTCAAATGAGTCGGGTCCTGCCAAGCACCATGACTCAAGTCATAAGGCACATGGATGTGCATCTCGCCACCATCCACTAACAAATCCCGACAATTGGTCATTCCAGCCACCAAATCAGGCAAATGCTCAAGCACATCATTGGCGATGATCTTGTCAAAGCGCTTGTCGGTGTCCAGTGGCTTGCAGATGTCCATTACCCAGTCGGCGCCAACATCCGCACGAATGTCAGCATTCACGCAATCATCTCGGCGGTCTTTGCCAGAGCCTAGATTAAGCGTTAAACCAGACGGCGGCATATTTCGGTCTATTCTTAAAAATCCATGGGGCGGCGGCCTTGGTCAGTGCATCCCCATTCAACCCAATCGTTTGGCTACCAACGTGATGCACATAAGACCGCGACAGGTAATGATGGAAACCAGCGGCACGCAAATCCTCACAATGCACATCATCTGAGTACCAGTTAAGTGGTGGAAACTTAAAGCACTCCCACGCATCTCGGCTAATCCAACCAAAGATAGGGCTCAATACTTCCATCGGCATGATGGCATCCTCAAAAGGATACTTGAAATAGCTCATTTCCTGATCAAAGGGGTTGCTACGAATGTTCTGCACAGGACGCGCCGCGTCACATCTTGCTGACACCCAGCCCACTGGCTCTCCAGTTTCTTCTTTGAGCTGCGCCACATCCTCCATCAGATAGCGGTAGCTGGTGGGGGTCAGCACAATGTCATCATTGGCGCAGATCACTGAGCCAAAGCCATCGGCAAATGCCCGATTCATGATGTCGTTGTAATCGTCACCAAAATTGTGCGGCGCACCAAAGACTTTAAGGTCAGCGTCAAAGCCGCCAATAATGGACTCTGGACCTCGCAAATAGACAGGCACTTCTGGACAATACTCGGCAATGCTTGTGAGCATCACCCGCAAACCTTTGCCGTTTACTGTGCTGATGCAAATGGGTGAGATCACTTCTTAGGCTTTTTCGCCGTCTTTGCCGCCAACTTAAAGTCAGCAGCAGATGGAGCCGCCTTGGAACCAACCCTATTCATCTTCTCACCACTGCCTGCCGCTATGCGTTTTTGCTTGGCGTTAATGTTGGCGTACAAACCAGTTTTAGCTTTCATTTTTTAAGTCCAATCTTGATTGTTAGCAATGACTTAGGCATCTCTTCGCCGTCGCTCTCACCCTCTTCATCCACCACCCAAGCAGAACAAGTACGGCTGGACGCACACTTAAAGTCAAAGATTTCACAATACCCCAAGTCACCAGCTTCAATCATCGCCCAAGGGTCACCCTCTTCGCCAATGCCTTTGGCAATGCACTCAAGCATAGAGTCATCCTGATTGAACGCCGCGCAGTTACCGCAAACACTCATCTTTGCTTCTTCAGGATCGACTTGCCACTCTTGCGCCATCTCCATCCAAAACTGCTTGTTTGGCAGATCAGGATTCTCAGGACCATAGTTGGCGCTGTCAATCGCCTTACCGCGATTCTTCAGATTCAAGGTAATGTCTTGAGTCGCCACTGGGCAACTCTTTTCATCCTGATAGCCCTCGTCTTGATCCATCACCTGATCCATGATGCGTTGCATAGTAGCCATTACTTCATCCCCCTAGATTTCATGTTCTTTGCTGTACGGCTACCGCGCATGGGCATCTTTGCCTCACTCATCGCAATGGCAATAGCCTGCTTTGGATTCTTGACTACCTTGCCGCCCTTGCCGCTGTGCAAAGTACCAGACTTGTACTCACCCATCACCTTGCCAACTTTCTTTTGTGCCTTGGTCATCTTCATAAAGTACCCCTTTAAACAATAAACGAATTATGCAACCCTTGAGAGCTTCCTACGCAACGGCTGATTCCACTTTGTAGATACAGCAGAGCCATACATCCCCACAACCGCATCAGACGCAAACGTCAAACAAAACGAATCAGCGCGGTCAGGTGAGGCAAGTCCACGCTTTCTGATCTCATCTTTGCCCTCAATCTGAATCTTGCCGCTAGAAGTAAACGAATACCTCACAGTCGCCAACTCAGCTATCAAAGCCTCATCTTTTGGCATCGTACAGTCCCGCGACTCCAGCCAAGCCTTGGCTTTATGCCATAACTCAGCCTTCAGATTGCGATATGTGTTACCCATCGCCGGTGACTCAGACACGTTGATGCCGCGCGCAGGCAACCCCAACTCTTTCAACCGATCCACCACACCAGCGCCCAATCCAATGGAGTCCACCAATATCTCCTGTGGGCGCTCAGATGGCGGCAATATCTCATACTCAGCCACCACAGCACCAGTGAGTTGCATCAGATCAAGATTCTTCCAAGTCTTAATAGACTCAGTAACAGCATTCCCCTTGCGCTTGCACAAAGCAGACTTGTCAGAGCCAAAACGCGCAACGTCCAAACCCCACACCAAGGGCGCGTGCTGGCTAGGCGCAACATCACGATTCATCGCCAAGTCCAGTAGCTCCATCGGAATGACTGTATCGTCATCTGATCTCGGAAACTCACCCAGTACGCGGATGCGGTAGGCGTTGCTCTCCTCGCCGTACCGCGCCTTCATCTCATCAATGTACGCCTCACTAACCCTCGGAGAGTCAACGCAACTCACCCTCATCGTGATCCAGTCGCTAGCGAGTCGGTTGTGCGTGTCAAAGAAGAAACCGCTGGACCTTACCGGGTTTCCTAGCAACAGCGTCACAGCGTTATGTCCCGACATAGAACCTGATGCGGCCTCGAATACCTGTTCTGGTATACCGCTGGCTTCATCCCCCACCAGCATCACATGATCGCTGTGGACACCTTGGAGTGCTTCGGGCTGCTCGGCGCGAGAAGTCCTGGCAGAGATAAAAGCCTCGTTGTTGGCATCCTTGACCTCAATCCTGTCCTGCTTCACCTCCAGCTGGTCAGCAAGCATCGGCGGCAGTACCTTCACCCAACGCTTAACTTCAGCAAAGAGCGCGTCATACAACTGGCTACTTGTCGGCGCAGTGACCACCACCTTGACAGGGAATCTTAAGAAGAGATACCAGATCATTGCCCACGCGCTTGCTGTCGATTTGCCTACGCCATGTCCTGATCTGACCGATATGCGTCTATTGCCTGCGGCGATGTGATTGAGGAACTCTATCTGCCAAGGATCAGGGTTGGTGTTGAGCACCTCGCGCACAAACTTCACAGGGTTGTTTTTGTACAACGTGACAAATTCAATGAATGGGTTATTCGCCACCAAGTCATCAGAAATTTTTTTCGGGACAGGCTTCTGAGCAGTAAGGGGTAGGGGGGTGGGGATGCTCATGGCGATACCTGTTTGGGTGCTACATCAGCCGCCCCCGCCGCCGCGAGCAAGGGGGGGGTCAGCGCCGCCGCGCCAGCCGCGGCCACCGCCTGGCGGCCAGTAAACGGCTGAAAAGTTATCCACAGGTCGATGCGTCTGTAAGTCATTGATCTATATGCTTTCTTACATGAGACTTACATAATCGGCTTAACACGATGACTATTATGTTAACTTTATTGTGGATAACTACAGCGATTCTGCTCAATAAACAAGCAGTTTGCGGTTGTCCACAGGCCAGTGTGTACATCATGCGCCATTTTCTGTGGATAAGTCATCGATGACCTCGACATGGCGCAGTGCCGCCATGCGTAGGTCTTGCACGTTGATGGTGATCTGTTGCGCCTTTTGTAAGCCATAAGTTTTTTGATCCCACCTTTCGGCTAGCCACTGGCGCGTCCGGATGCGTTGGACATCGCGCTGCGCATGGTCGATGTCCATGCCGTCTGCGATCTTGATAGTGTCACAAGCCATCAGATCGGCGGCACGCGTGCGCGCGCGTGTAATCATAGCACCATGATCGTTTTCCTCAATCCAATCGTCTAGCGCACGCTTACCTATGCCCAAGTCGATGCATATGTCTGCGATGCTTTTGCCACTCTCTACCATTGCAAAGATCATCTCCGCTGGCATCTCATTGAGAAAATCGACATCCTTTCGCCGCTTTGGTGTTCCTGCCATGCTTAGAACCCCTTTAAAGCCGTTTTAACGCGCTGGACTAAGTCCAGTACCTTTTCGCGGATAAGTGCCGCTATGAGCTTAAATTGAGCCATTTTTGAACCTCTCTGCTTGTTTGGAGTCAAACTTGTATTCCATTGTGTCATTGTCGCTGAAAGTAAGGTCATCAACAAAGTCATCAAAGCCTGTTTCGCCACCGAGCTTGTGCTTGTACTTTGTGACTTGTGCTGTTGGCACAAGCGCCTTGGCTTTGATCAAATGCTGTACACCCTCGTCAGACATGAACACCTCCATCTCCTGCATTGACCAGATGTGATGATTCGACAAGTCCTGACGCTGAGTCTGTATCGCTACTGCCTCATTGACTGTTCTGACAATGACCATCGTCTGACCATTTTGCATTTCCCATTCGATCCTCGGTATGGATGACGCTGTCTCGCACTCATCTTCGGTTGCCAATTGATCCAGCACGCCATATGCCCTGATCATTCCCGCCACGCTGGAATCAAACTTCGCCCGATCTTTGGCCTCCATCGCTTGATGCAATCTGCTGTTCTGTAGCCAGAATTTCTCCCGCACATCACTGCTTACTAAAGTAGTCAGTCGATTTTCTCCCCACTTCCTATCTGCCGCCGCTTTGACCGACTCTAATTCCACCAGCTTTGATTGAACGTGAATTGTCCAAGCGTCTGCCTTTGGGCTTGGCTGCTCCACCACTGGATGCTTATTTGCTGATCTCTTTGTCGCCATATCTCAATTCCCCTTTTTGGTGCAACTTGGTCACATACAGTGGTAACAAACCTCCGAGTCTTAGACTCTCGGTTTGTTACTTGTTACCTGTACAGAACAAACAAGTTACGTTTGTTACCTGTTTGTTACTTGTTACTGTGTATTTATCCAGCATCAAAGTCCATGGCTTTGTGCTGCAACCATACATAGTCGTCCCTAATATCTCCCTCACCTGACTTCTGCAAGTCATCCCTTGCGCGTTTCCATGCCATCTTGAACGTGCCTTTATCCTCATCTGTACACCCCATCTTTGACCATAATTCCTGCCTCCACAGCTCCAACTTAATAGCATGGCGTTGTAAACCTTCTATGTACTTTGGTGCGCCATGCTCTTTGACCATTCGCTCTAGGCATTGCATGGCAAGGCGCTGATTCTTGCCACTTCCTGCGTTGCTCTTGCCAGCCTTTTTGGGTGTCTCATTGACGGCTGAGTCGCTGGCCTGTACCGCCAAACTGATGACTGGATCGCTTAAAGCCAAGCCTGTTGATCCAATCTGTACCTCTACCATCTCAAAGCCAAAGCGCGTCCCCTGCTCTCCATCTTTCATTTTGGTGATGGTGAGTACGCCTTTGAGCTGATCCTCAAAGCGCAACAGCTCCAGCTCACTGTCCACGGCCCCTAGCAATGCTGACGATCCCCTCATACCTAAACCTACGTTTTTTCCTGAGTGATGCAAGACCATTAGGGCGCAATTGAGAAATTCTTGAATCTTGCCCATAGATACGACAAAGCCCATCATCTCGCCGCTGTCGTTCTCGTTGCCGCCGCCAAAGGCGCGAGCCAAGGTATCCACAATGGCTAAACGAAACTCCACGCCTGTTTCCTCCACTAACTGCACCACCGCCATCATCAAAGCGTTGAAGTCTTCGGCGCTGGAGCGTAAGTTGAGCTGGTGTCTGACGACATAGATCGGTGCGCCGTCCTCGGTTTGGTGGTGAATCTTGATCGCTTTGATCCTTGCGCCGACTCCCCCAAAGCCCTCGCCACACAGCATCAGCACAGCGCCTGGCTTCTTGACCTCCCGACCCATCCATGATCTGCCAGTAGCTATCGCCTCGGCAATATCCAAGGCCACAAAGCTCTTAAAGCTACCAGGTGGGCCGTACAAGGCTGAGAACGAACCCGCCACTAGCACCCCCTCTATCAACCACTCGACTGGCTCGTCTTCTATAGAGTCCCAATGCTCAATCTTGATGGTCTTAGCGGGTTTGGGTTTGTCTGCCTGCTTTGGCGGGTCGGATGCGAACTCACGTTCAATATCTGACTGTTTCTGTACATGAGAATCCTGATGTATATAGATTTCGTCTGTTTTTATACTTAATGCGCTAATTGCCTGTAGTCTTTCGGGTATCGTTACATCATCGACAGAGACAAGCCTTGGCGCTGCCTTGACCAGTGCCGCCAGCTCCGACCTACCGCCGCCTGCCTCAATGAACTCAAAGGCATCATCGCCCTGCTCTTGCAGTCCGAGGTCTACTACCTTGACCGCCTTGGCGATGGGCAGTATTGCTTCTGCCGCCTTGCGTGCGTATGACCAGCCTGAGAGATCGTTGTCCGGCAGGATGACTACATTTGCGCCAGCAAAGTATTCGGTTATTGCGTCCGGCCAGTGACCTGCGCCACTGTGAGCTGTGGTGGCGGCGACTCCAAGGCTCATCAGCGCGTCTACAGCTTTCTCGCCTTCGGCCAGATAAATTATTCTTCCCGCCGTCTTCGCGTCCAGCAGATCGGGTAACTTGTAGGGGACTATGCGTGCGTCACTTAGCGTAGGGTAGCGTTTGCCGTCACTATCAACTTTGTAGAGCCTGTAGGTTTTGCCTGTGTCTCCTACGCGTAGCCGGTGCTTGACAAATACTGTGACGCGGTCCTCGTCCTGATACTGCCATTCTTGCTGGAACTCTATCTTTGGTAAAGGTTTGATGTTGGCTAAAGGGTCTGGTCGTTCTTCTAATTCGGGTAAGAGGTTGCGATCCCTAATCGTTTGGAATACCGACTCCTGAGTGCAACCACTGTGGCAGTGGAATAGTGGCTTGCCACTGTCGTCTATGTGTACGCTCAATGATGGATTCTTGTCGCCGTTGCCTTTGCCGTGGGACGGCACTGGGCATGACGCCACCCATTGGCCATTTGCTCTCTTGGCGTTGCCTAGCGACTTGGCTATTTGTTCTGCTTGCATTTTTTATCTTTCTGTAAGGATTCGCCATGCGGTTGCAGCGCATAGTGGGACTTGCCCATTTCCAATGGCTTTAAGTCTGTCCACCCTGGCGGCCACCCCATCAGCCACTCTACCCAAGGCGGGTTCAGTGGACCACCAACCTGTGCCGCAAGGGGTATCTCGTTCCTGGCGTACTCCGAGGGACTTCCGCTGTCTTTGTACATTCTCTGAACTGGTGTGGGCCAAAGTCTCGGATTGTTCACTTGATCCACCAGTCTGATTTGGATGGGCTGGCCGTTCTCTCGATGATTCTTGCCCTGCTTGAGCAGGCCGCTTGTCCCCCCCCCCCCC